TACGTTTGAAAATACCTTTTAGGCCTAATGAGATTAAGCGGCGATCTGCAATGTAGCGAATGTATTCTTTTACATCGCTAGATTTTAAGTCGCGCATATCAGCACCAGCAAATGAAAGGTCAATAAATTTATCTTCAAGCTCAACCATCTTCTCTGCAATAGAGTAGATTTTAGATTTCAATTCATCGTTCCAGATTTCTGGATTTTCTTTAATATATTCTTTAAAGAGTTTAATCATAGACTCTGCATGCATTGTCTCGTCAACGATAGACCATGTAACAATCTGTCCCATGCCTTTCATTAAACCATGTCGCGTAAAGTTTAGCAACATGATGAAAGAAGAGAATAATTGCATTCCTTCTGTGAACGCTGAGAATACGGCAATATGGGTGGCTGTTGATTCTATCGTGCCGTTCTTATTACTTAATTCTAAAACGTAATCATGCTTATCACGCATCTCTTGATATTCAAGGAATTCGTTATAAGTAGACTCAGGCATGCCGAGTGTTTCGATTAGATGCGAATAGGCGGCGATATGAAGAGCTTCACGGGCCGCAAAGCCCATTAGCATCATACGCACTTCTGGCTGTGGGAAATATGGTAAGTAATTCTTAACATATCCACCAGCAACGTCGATATCACCTTGTGTGAAGAATCTAAAGATGTTGGTCAAGAACTGTTTCTCACTAGGAGTCATCTTTCTTTTCCAATCTTTTACATCTTCTGCCATTGGCACTTCTGTATGCATCCAATGAGATTGCTCATGTTTAAGCCAGGCTTCATAAGCCCATGGATAATTGAATGGCTTAAAGTGCGTTCTTGTATCCGTTAAACGTGATTTAGTTTTTACCATTTTATCCTTCGCATGCAATACATTCTACACCTTCAGTAAGAGAGTGTAGGTCAATTTCTTTAATAACTTCTCGTTCAATCTTCTTAGAGATCTTATCAGCTTTAGCGATCTTGTCAGAGCGACAGTAATACATAGTCTTCAATCCCTGCTTCCAGGCTTGAAAGTGCACTGCGTGTATGTATTTGATATGGGAGTCGGGTCTGAAGAACACGTTGAGTGACTGTGCTTGATCGATAAACTCCTGTCTATCACTAGCATGCTGCACCACCCATCGTTGGTCAATTTCCATTGATGTCTTAAACACGTCTTTGTCCCAATCTGACAACCAACTAAGATGCTGAACAGAGCCGTCATTAGCAATAATGCTAGACCAAACCTCATCATACTCATCCCCTTTTTGTTCACGGATAATCTTATCTAAATAACGATTACGTGTAAAGTGTGAGCCAGATAAAGTGTCTTGGCGATACGCATTTGCGCGATACGGCTCAATACTAGGAGACGTGTTGCCCATAAGAATCGATGAAGAGGCGTTAGGAGCAATAGCCATTAAATGACTAAAGCGTAGTCCTGTGCCTTTAGCATCAGGAGCTTCTCCACGTTCTTTACCAAGCTTCTTATTGGCAGCGTCAAGCTGATTTCTAATATGTTTGAAGATTAGTTTATTACGGCCGATAGCCATAGGTGATTCCCAGGCTATGCTGTTCTTTTGCAAGTAAGCGTGCCATCCAAGCGCACCCACGCCAATTGATCGTTCTTGCATAGCGGAGTATCTTGCTCGCTCGATTGTAGAAGGAGCGTTATCAATAAAATACTGAAGAACATTGTCAAGAAGCTCTGCAACATCACTAAGGAAAATAGGATCTTTCTTCCAATCGTCATAATACTCCAAGTTTAAAGAAGATAGACAACATACGGCTGTACGCTTTTCGTTAGTTGGTAGAATAATTTCGCTACATAAATTGGATTGGTGGACTTTTAATCCTAAATCTTTTAAATGCTTTGGTAGTTTACGGTTTGACTCATCTATGAAATGTAGATAAGGCTCACCAGTAGTCATACGTAATTCTAAAATCTTTTGCCATAACTCACGAGCAGATACAGTCTCTCTAACTTCTTTCGAAGCAGGATCGATTAAATCCCATGAGTCATCAAAATCGTTGTCTAACATAGACTTCTCGATCAACTCCATAAAGGCGTCAGGAATATTAATTCCATGATGCAGATTTAGAGTACGCATGTTTTGATCGCCGGTTGGCTTGCGCATTTCTAAAAATGGGATGAGATCGGGATGAGAAATATCGAGATATGCCGCGTATGAACCTCTACGAGTGCGACCTTGACGGAACGCTAATGAGGAAGCATCATACATCTTTAAGTGTGGCATAACACCAGTTGATTTGTCGTCAGCAGACCGGATACCGAATCCTACACCTACGCCGCCTCCTAGCATTGATAGCCAGTTGGTTTCAGAGAGATTATTAACTAATCCTTCTGAAGTATCTTCTACATAGTTTAGGAAACACGAGATTGGTAGACCACGCTTGCTTCGACCAAAAGAAAGGATTGGTGTAGAATAAGACAACCAATGCTTGCTACTATATTCATAGAGTCGTTGAGCGTGTTCAGGGTTACTACTGAAAGATTTACTTACAAAAGCAACACGCTCTTGAGGACTTACTTCTTCGTCTGTCATGTAACTTTCTTTAAGACGGATCTTACCTAATTCATCAAATAGACTATCTCTAGAATAATCTACTTGGATACCGTGAACAGTATCTTTGCTCATACAACTCCTTATTTTTGGGGGATTTAAATAAAAATACTCTAAGACACTCCGAGAATCCTCAGAATGCCTTAGATAGATTTACTTAATTACTTAAGAGAATCTTTTAGCGATTAAACGCCAGCCAAACCGTCAACGATCTGTACTGAACCGCCACGTACGTCAGCCCAACCAGCGTTGGTGATCATACGAATTGCCAACATATCTTGTTGGAACAATGAAGCGTTCAATTCAGGACCTGTTGCTGGAGCGTCATCCATCTGCAATGCAGCTGTATCGCTAACTGCGAAGTTAGGTGAACCCAAACCGAAGTAAACTTCAGCAGCGTCAACCAACATGATGCTGTCAGCAGGAGCAGCGTTAGATACCAATACGTCCATACCCATCAAGCGACCAGAAGCCAACTCAGATTGGAATACGAAAGAACCGGTAGCAGTCATAGTCATGCTCAAACCTAAATGTACAGCAGGAGTCATAATAGCGACTGGCTTGCTTGTACGGTTCTGGTTAGACATAGCTGTGATAGCTTGTTTCAATGCAGCGATAACTTCTGCAGTGTTTGTGCCAGTAGCTGTGATTGGTGTTACACCATTCAACAAACCAGCTGGAGACAATGGAGTTGCGGCAGCAGCAGAGAATGCTACTGAATCTAACAATGCCGCTGTATCACGAATGATAGCGTCACGTAGGATTGGCTCGATCGCAGGAGTAGACTTGCGAAGGATCTCTGAAGTTGCAACAGTGATTACACCTAACTTGCTTGACTTGATAGTCTTGCTACCGAAAGATGTCTTCTTAACTGGAATTGATTTACCTTCACCAATGAAAGCGCCAGCCAATGCGGTTGTAGAACCAGCATAGAATGGGATTACTACTTCATTGTTACGATCGAATGACAATGATACGCCACCTTTAGCTGCCAACTGTGGCAACAAAGCCGCAGGACGTAGCAACTCAAGGAATGTGCCGTATGATTCGCGAACGAGTTCTTGAGCCCAACCAGCCACGTCAGTGCGTGCTTCTGGAGTAGCTGCTTTAGTTACGGCATAAACGCCAGAGTCTTGGCCGTATAGAGCCTCAGCAGCAGCCAATTGGCTCATGCCTTCAACTTTAGCTTTAACAGCAACTAGAGCTTGCTTCTCGAAAGAATACTCGCTTGCTGATTTATTACGGATAAATGCTGGAGCAGACTTCTGCACCAATACTTGCTCAGCCTTCTCTAAAGAAGCCATTTTAGCTTGGTCATCTTCGATAGACTTTGTTAGTTGCTCTAGAGTAGAAGCATCTACATCTTCACCGTTAGCAGCTGCTTCGGCTAGTTTAGCCAACTCAGATTTCTTTTCAGCGATTGCAGATTTTGCAGCTTCAATTTTTGTAGAAATGTTAGACATGTTAATCCTTACTTTTTATAACACTAACCGCTTTTTGATAAGCAGCTAGTAATTGAGGGTCAGTGATTTTAACTTGTTTGTTAAATACTGAGTTATTGCTAATCGCATCTTTAGCGAGAAGGTCTTGAGCCTTTTGAAGCGCCAATGAACTTGGCAAAGGTGTATCATCATCAACATCAATGTCGGAATCGACTCCGTCAATAGATACAAAGGTCTTAACTACATCATTACTAATTTCCAAGGATTTAGCGATCCTTAGAGCGTTTTGATTTGCTGGCACTGATACGAGAGATACCTCACGTAGAACAGCTTTATGCACAATCATGCCTTTCCGTGGGCGACCTTGAGCGTCTTTTCGTTTTTCGAAGTTTTTGACACCAAAGCCAACAGAAGTGGCGTTTAAGATTCCTGCTTCTACCAATGCGTTGGCGTATTTTAATACGTCACTTACTGGAGGCGCAAGAGTTAAATCTGCTACAGTCTCGTAACCACCTTTTTGGCGAGCACGAGTTTGAATATTGGACCAACGACCTACAGGTTGTTTGTGGTCGTGTTGCAAAAGAGCAATCGGATTCGCATTGAATTCGTCTAGCTCCCAGCCGTCTTGTTTTACAATATCGCCATCACGATCTTCATCATCAGTGGAGATAATAAAACGATATGTTGGAGCGACTGTGCCTGCTACCTGCTCAACAGGTGAGGTAAGTGCTTTGTTAATGATA